GTCCACTGGTGGCCGTCCCTGAAGGCATATTCCTTCTCGGCCTCCTCGCGCCACTTGGACAGGGCGCGCCAGTCCGACTGGACGCTGGATTTCAGGGTTTCAAAGTCGGCGGCCATTAGGCAGCCCTTCCGTGGTTATCGTGGAAGCCAAGACGCTGCTGTGCAGCCAGACGCTCGCGCGCGGCATCCTCAAGCGTTGGAAACAGTCCCAGATAGAGGTTCTTACCGTCGTGCCAAATGGAAGCCCGCCACTTGTTGCCGACCAAGCTTACGCCCGTCACACCGGAAGAATTTGCCTTTGAGCGCTTCATGTTGCGCATGTTTTCGACATGCGGGACGTCGCGCAGGTTCGCCAGCCGGTTATCGGTTGCGTCCCCGTTGATGTGGTCCACCTCACCTTTCGGCCATTCGCCGTAAGCCAGCGCCCAGGCAACCCTGTGAGCGTAGACCGGGGTGCGATGGATGCGCCCGAATAGCCGACCCTGCATCTTGCTAGCGAAGGCCGGCTTACCAGCGTGCCTGGCGTTCCATTTTGCGCAGGTATGCGCTGCGCTGTGGCCTCCCTTGGCCTCGAACATTTCCGGCGTTCTTGCTAGCCACGTCATCGTGCCGGAGTGCGGGTCATAGGAGACCAACGACGAAAGCTCTGCTGGTTCTACCATCACGCCGCCCATGCGTTGCCGCGCTTGCGAGGCGCGGGTTTGGCCGCCTGTGGGCGGTAGCCGATCACCAGATACCGGAACGCATCAGCGCCGTGGCTGGCCCATGAATGCATCGGGCGCGGCTTGAACGCCTTGGCCTTTTCATCCCACTCGCGCTGGTATTGCCGCAATGCCTCGACCCCTTTTGCGCAGTTGGCCGCGTCGAACCATGCCGCAGGAAGAAAGCTGCGAACCGCCTGGATGCCATCATCCAGAGGAATGCTGTCCGCGATGGTGATGTCCCTGAGGCCAAGAGCTTCCAGCGTCTCGACCCGCGTTTTGCCCGTGCCCAGCTCCCGCACCCGTGCGTCGTGCGGCAGGATGTGTGGGCCGTAGATGTAGGGCTTGCCCTTGAGGACGCCGACGTAGTGATCCAGCCCAACCCCGCTGGCCTCGTAGTAGTCGATGATCCGCTTCTGTGCGCCATGGAACTGCGCGAACCAGATAGCCGTGGTGTCCCCGATGCCCAGGTCCCAGGCGGTGTAGACCGGCAAGGACGGCTCGTAGGGCACGGCGGTGATCCTGTTGGCATCGGTAGCCGCGCGCATCTCCGAGCCGTAGTAGGCGCCGAGGATCGCGGCCTCGAAACTGCACTCGAACTCCTGCTCGTATCGGTCGTCGCCCATTGCCCGGCGGGCTTCGTCAAGCTCTTCCTGCGGCAGGATCCCGGTCTGGGACGCCTTCAGCACCATCGAAAACCACTCCGGGCTGTTGGCGGCGTGGCTGTGGATGTCCCAGAATTCGTTCTTGCCCTTCGGCGTCCCCATGAAGGTCGCCCGACCCTGCCTGTCAGCCAGCGCGGGGCGGATCACCATCGGCCATGCGTTTGGCGGGAAATCGGCGGGCTCGTCCAGCGCAGCGTCGTCGAAATACAGCCCCCGCATGGCGTCGTAGTTGTCAGCCCCGAACAGGCGCAGGCGTGATCCGTTGGGATAGTCGATCCGCAGCTCACTCTCGTTGACCCGGATGCCGGGGATCGGTGCGCTGTAGAACTTGGCGTAATCCCAGGCGATGGCCTTTGCCTGGCTGTAGAACGGCGCGATGTAGGCGCAGCGCGTGTCCGGCTTGTTCGAGGTCATCGCCGTGCGGATCAGGTCGTTGACCACGCCCACGGTTTTGCCATAGCGCCGGTGCGCCACGATGCAGGCCCAGCGTTCTGTCCGGCGGTGATACGCCCGCATCTGGTCGCGGGGCGTGTAGGGGATTTCAACTACCGGCATCGCGCCATTGGATGATCAACGGCCCGCCGCCTTCGCCCGCATGTTCAACCGCGTGCGTTTCCTTCCAGCCCGCCCGCGTCTTCATCCAGAAGATCATGGCAGTGGTGTCGCCAGCCTTGGCCTTGTTGAACAGCGCGCCGCCCACCACAGCGTTGGCCTTGGCCGAGGCTAGGTCCAACTCATCGCGGTAATGCAAGCGCAGCGTCTTGGGATCAATGCCGATGACCTTGGCAATGTCCTCCTGCGGTGTGCCAATGGTGGCGTGCAGCTGCACGATGTGACGTTGTTCGGGCGTTGGCTCATGCAGCGACGGCATTGGTCCGCTCCGCCTTCAATTCATCAAACGTGCGGCCATCGCCCTCTAGCGTTGCCTGCTGGCCGGTGAAGTCCTGCCAGCGCTGGATGATGACGTCGCAGTATTTCGGGTCCAGTTCCATCATGCGGCAATCGCGGGCGGTCTTTTCGCAGGCGATTAGCGTGCTGCCCGATCCGCCGAAACAATCGACCACGACATCGCCAGCCTTGCTGCTGTTGTTCAGCGCCCGCTCAATCAACTCGACAGGCTTTTGGGTTGGGTGAACATATTCTCCGGTGGAGCCACGAGACATATTCCAGACGTCCGACTGGCTCTTGTCGCCGTGCCACTGTCCGCCGCAGTAGAAGATAAACTCGTGCTGCGGCCTGTAGTGAGAATTGCCAAGACCTATGGATTTCTTATCCCAGACAATGCAGGCTTTCACCTCTTTGCCGAGCGATTCAAGCGCGGCCTCAAACTCCGCATAGGTGCGCCAAGTAAAGCACGCATAGAGCGGCGCTCCTTGCTTTGAAACCGCGATGGATGTCGCCAGCGCATCTCGCACCAGCCCGATCAGATCATCGCCTTGGAGGTCGTCGTTAAGGATCATGCCGTGCGCTTTCACCTTTACCCCCCCCCGTCTTCTTGTCGCGTGAATGCTTGCCCTGCGCCCGACCGCCGCCGTAGCTCATGCCGTAGGGTGGGTCGGTGAATATCAGATCGGCGCGAACTGCCGCCATCAATTTGTCAAAAGCTGACTGGCTCGTGCTATCCCCGCACATCAGCCGATGCCGCCCCAGCAGCCACACATCACCCTCGACCGTCACCGGGTCCGCAGGCACGTCAGGCACGGCATCCTCGTCTGTCAGCCCCTCGGCAGGCTCGGCAAGGAAGTCGGCAATCTCGTCCAGGCTAAAGCCGGTCAGTTCCAGGTTGAATCCATCCGCTTGCAGGTCAGACAACTCGACCTTGAGCATGTCATTGTCCCAGCCAGCGTCCAGCGCCAGCCGGTTGTCCGCAATGACATAAGCCCGCTTCTGCGCCTCGGTCAGATGCGCCGCCTCGATCACCGGCAGCGTATCAAGCCCCAGCTTCTGCGCGGCCAGAACTCGACCATGCCCAGCGATAATGCCGCTCTCCCCGTCAACGATGATCGGGTTAAGAAATCCAAACTCACGAATACTGGCGGCGATCTTGGTCACCTGAGCATCGGAGTGCGTGCGGCTGTTGCGGGCGTATGGGATCAAGTCCGCAACGGAAATGGTTTTATAGGCGGGAAATTCAGTCACGTCACGCCACGTCGATGATGCTGACAGTCCCCGGTTCGTTGCACTCGAACTCGCGCTGAGCGCCAGCGGGGATGTAGTGGCCGGTGGATGCGGTTGCAGCCGTGCCGCCGAATCGGATGCGCATGGCCTCGTCTGCGTAGACCTGTAGCACCTCGCCCGAGGAGAGGGTGACGTTTCCGCCGTCCGAGAGGAGGGACGCACTGGTGGACGTGGTGTGCGCGCCCGACGTGCGGACGACGCTGGACATAACGGTGGCCGCGCCGGAGCCGCGACGCTTGCCATATGTGCCGACCGAGAACGAGGCGGTGCCCATGGTGTTTCGCCTGTGATGTGGTGGGGGATGCGAAACGCCCGCTCATTTCTGGCGGGCGCGGTTCTTCGATCTTGCCTAACGGTAGCGGAGCCTGCGGAAATGTCAACGGGTAGCGGTCACCTATCGAAGCTCCCGCGAACTCTGGCCTTTACCCGATCCCCCTTCAGCCCCTCGGTGATGCATTGCAGGCAGGCGAGGACGCCGGGCCAATCGCGCACCGGGCCATCAGGGTCGTTGATGACGGCCTGCCGGAATGCGCTGATGGCGCGGCTGTCGGTATGGCCTATCCACCCCTCGACCTGCATCTGGGCGCGGGTTGCATCGCGGACGCGCTCCTCGACGCTGCGGTCATCCGGGGCTGGGGATGCGGCGTCGGCCTGCATGGCGTCCACGGGAGCGAGGATGCGCAGGCATTGGGCGTGGCGGTTGGGCGCCCCGATGGCGCGGTCATAGGCAGCCTGCGCCTTGCGGGCGTGTTGGGTGGCGTTCCACAGGTCGGCGCGCTTGGCCTCCGGTTCGGTGAGGATCAGGCGTCCAACGCTACAGCCCCAGAGCGGGCTGAGAAAGGCCTTCGCGTCTTCTGGGCCGTCCTTACCCGCGAAAAGGCGCCGTCGCATTTCCAAAGCCGTTTTATTGGTCGCCTCGGGTATGATCTTGCCGCCGGGGTAGCGCGCAGGCTGATTTGCGCGCTCCTCACCCGCCAGAGACACGGCTGCGGCACGCCTGCGCTTGGCCTGCCGTTTGCGTTCGGCCTTGCTCGCCATCTCAGTCCCTCCCCTCGATGATGCGCCAGACGGCGGTGTGTCCCCGTCTGACGGAACGGACCATCCCCTGCCCGCGCAGTTGGTGCAGGGCCTTGGCGACCAGGCTCTCGGTCTCCCCGGTGGCGTCGCGTATTTCGGCGGACGAGGCCGGGCCGCTGGCGAGCATGGCCATGATCTGCCGGGCGAGGGCGTCGCAGCGCTGCTTGGCCGCGGCGCTGCGTTTTTCGTTGGCGTCGGATCCCGAGGCGCTGGGGGCGGAGAAGCCCCATGTGCGGCGGGCGCGCTCCCGGATGAGCTTGGCCTCCTCAGCCATCGACACGCGGGGCGAGAGCGTGACCGGCGCGGGCTTGGGCGGTATGGGGGCGCGGATGCAGACGGTGCGGGCTTGGGATGGTTCGATGCTCATGGGGTTCCCCCTGCGATTTTGCTGTATCGGGCCATTTTTGCGGCGCGCTCGGTGTGCTTGGCTGTCCCCGTTGGCATTGGGGCTGCATTGGCGGCGGCCAGATCTGCCATAGCCCCGCTGAAGTAGGCGAACCGGCCCGGCGTCCAGTGCGGGTTGGCCCTGCGCATGGCAGCGCAGCGTTCGGCAATGACGGCGCATTGCCTGTCGAGAGAAATGCCCATGGCAGACCATTTCTCGGCCTCGACCGTGTCGGCGACGGTTCCGAGGCGGCGTCCGTTAGGGCCTATCAAGCCCGATATGGGATCGACACCCATTGCCGCGAGAAGGCGCTCGCGGGTTGTCGTGTCCGCTTCGGAAGATGGCACTCCCTCGCGCGGCTGCTGCTCTTTCTTCTCTGTGTCTGTGTCTGTGTCTGTGTGGTTGAACGCCCGTTGAACGTCCGTTGCTGTCCTCTGTTGTTTTTGCTGTCTTTTTTCGGCACTTGCCTTGCCAGCCTTGGAACTATTTTCCAAGTCGTGCGCACGCTTTGCAATTTCGGCCTCTGCGCGGGCGTTTGAGAGGTATCCAGATACCATCGTCAGTTTGCCCAAATCGACCAGCGCGGCGACGGTTTTGACGAATGTCGGCTCCCTCATTCCGCAGTATGTCGACAGCCTCAACGGATGGTATTCGACCGGCCCGCTTTCCTCGTAGATGCGGCAAAGGAGCATGGTGTAAACCCCCACTTCCTGCGCCGAAAGACCGCGAACCCCATTCATGAAGTCGGCTGGGTAGAAGCTGAAATAGGGTATGTGACGCTTCACCGTCCGAACCTCGCGCCTTCATCCCAGATCGTGTTGAGGGCTGGGTTGAACATCATGTGCGCCGTGCCGATCTCGCCTTGACGCTGCTTGGCGACGATCACCTCAAGCCGGTTTTTCGCCTTCTGGCGGGCATCATCCCACTTGGCCCAGAGTTCAATATCGTCCTCCGGCGGGCGTTCCCGCTCCAGGTAGTATTCGTCCCGGTAGCAGAACATCACCGTGTCGGCGTCTTGCTCCAGCTGGCCGGACTCGCGCAAGTCGGAGAGTTGAGGGCGCTTGTCGTCACGGCTTTCGACGGCGCGGGAAAGCTGCGACAAGGCCAGCACCGGCACCTTGAGTTGCAGGGCCATGCCCTTGAGCGCGATGCTGATGTTGGTGATCTCCTCGTATCTGGACTTGCCATCGCCCTTGATCAGCCCGAGGTAGTCCACAATCACCAGCCCGAGGTTTCCGCCAAGGCGGCGCTGGACTTGCTTCACCCCGGCGAAGATCGCACCTATGTCCCGATAGGACGGTGGCAAGAATTCGATTGGCATGTCCGCAACGTCGCGCTGCACCACGTCCAAAACGCTGCGCATCTGGGCTTCCGTCATTTCACCCTTGCGCATGGCGGCATAACTGATCCCGGCCCCGCGATCCGCAGTTGCCTCCGAGACGATCCGCATCGCCATGCTTTCCGGCGTCATTTCCAGGCTGGCGATGCAGACACCCTTTCCGGCCCGCGCGGCGCGGGTGGCGATGCACGACGCCACGGCTGACTTGCCCATGGACGGCCTGCCGCCAAGAAGGATCAGTTCGCCGGGATAGAAGCCGGGGACGATGCTATCCAAGGCCCCAAGGCCGGTGCGCAGCCGTCCACCATCATCGCCCTGATAGGCCTTCACGATCAGTTCGTTGGCCCCCGTCAGGGCTTGGGCGAGGGACACGGGCCGGGACTGCCCAACCGGGTCGGCGTTGATCAGGGAAGCCTCAAGCCGGGCGGCAATCACGTCCGCGTCCTCACCCTGCGCTATCGCGGCCTGCGCCTCGTTCATGGTCTGGATCAGCTCGCGCTTGCGCTTGAGGTCCGCCAGCATGGCAACGTAATGCTGGCCCCCGGCCATGACGGAACCAGCCATGCGGACAAGGTAAGCCGGACCGCCAAGCTCTTTCAGGCCCGGATCATCCCGCGTCACGTCCGCGACGGTCACGGTCGAGACGAGAAAACCCTGCATGGCCTTCTTGTGGCAGGCTTCGAATAGCCGCTGGTGGACGGGGTCAAAGAACAGGCTTGCCCCGCCCGCGCGAAGGGCGGCGTTGTAGCCCGCCCCCTCGCAGTTGGTCAGGAGCATTTCGCCCAACACCTGCTGCTCTGCCTCGACGGACAGGGGCATGGTTTCGGGCCGAAGTTGGGTGATCTCATTCACCGGACACCGCCTTCGCGGCTCTTTCAGCCAGCGCGCGGGCGAGGATGCCGATGGGCTTCCAGTTCGCGGGTTGTTCAGACTTGTTTGCGGTCCCGGAATCGGGATACTGGCTTGTATCAGCCATTGTTCGGACCTCCGTGTAAGGTTCGCTGTGGTCAGGGCCGGGGTGAGCGTTGGTAGCGCTTCCCGGCCCGCTTTCATTCATAGCACCATCAGCATGGGCCACCAACGCAAACCGTTGGTTCTCAAGCGAAAATGATGGACAGACCTGGGGGTTGTTCTGGGGGTAAACGGGTTTCATGCCGCCACCTTCCAGACCCTCTGGGCGGCGGCCTTGACGGCCCGCGACACGGCGGCCACAGACACACCGCAGGCCCGCGCTGCGGCGGTGCGGGACGGATAGCGCCTGCCACGATACCAGCAGGGCTTTCCCGGGCGCCCGCCACCGAACCCAGATCCAAGACCCGCTGCGTCGGGCCGACCGACGGCGAGGGCCATGCCAATCGTCGAGGCGCTGACGCCCAACGCGCGGGCGGCGGCAGCTTGGCTGGGGTAGTCCACCCCGCGAATGCGGACAGGGTTTCCCTTCATCCGATGTTCCCCCGGAATGGGATCCCGATGGCTTCCAGCGCCTCGCGGGTGCTGGTGACGACAGCGACATGGCCGCGCCAGCCCGCGTGAAACTCGACCTGCGCGGCGGTCAGCTTACGCTCCGACGGCGGGGCCTTGCCGTCCTTCACCTCCAAGAAGAAGGTGCGGCCTTGCCAGCCCACGGCCAGATCAGGGCACCCAGCCCCTACCGTGTGCAAAGGCAGGACGCTGCACCCAAGCTGGCGCAGGGCGGAAACGATCTCGGGCTGGTTTCTGTCGGCCTTACTAGCCCTTCTCATGGTGCCTCCGCAGATTGTTCATCTGTTCTTTTTTGGTCGCCCAGCGGCAGTTTTCGGGGGAGTAGCCCTTGAACGGGTCAATACGATCTATTGAATGGTCGGCCGATGGTTTCGGCCCCATGTCTTTCAAAAACGCAGCGAAATCGTTCCTCCATGCAGGACACACCTCAACCCCGGACGCCCCATACCAGTGGAAATTCGAAGCGTTTGGGTTGTGGCACCTGGCGTTCATGGCCTTCCAGCAAATGTTTTCTGCTGACCCGTCCATGCCGTGCTTGAAGTTGGGGTTTCTTGCCCCGCCCCTTTGGCACCCGCACGACTGAGTTGCGCCGGAGGTGATGGAGCGGAGATGCCGGCGCACTTCCTTGCCGCAACTGCATCTCGCTAAGCAGAGAATGTGGTGCCCAGACGATCTACCTACGTCCGGGTCAATTATTGTCCACGACCCATACTTGTCGTTACGGTCAACCTTCGCGGCGATGCGGCGCGTCATTGCGGCCCCCGGAAAAGGATGTGATGGGTGCGCTCATAGGCCGCTGCGGCCTTGCGATCCCGGTTGCTGATGCGCTGCGCCCGGCGCGCGATCAGCGCGTCAATGGGGCGTTGCGGCGCGGGCTTGGGCCGGGTCAGGCGCTTGAGGATGCCCTTGATCACCGCTTCCCCTCCCTCTTCGCCAGCATGTCCATTCGGGCCAGCAGGTCCGCGTAGACAGCGCCGGTCATTTCGCCTTGGGCTTTCAGTTGCTCGCGGAAGCCCTGCGCCTCGTCCAAGGTGGCGAGGGTGGGTATCTGCCGCAGAAGGTGTTCCTCGCGGGTCATCACCATGCTCCCGCGTGGTTGAACTCGCCCGCCAGCATGTCCGCGACCTTGGCGAGCAGGAATTTCAGATCGCCGTGGGCGGCGTAGAACGCCTTCTTGCTGTAATGCAGCGCACCCGGACCGAACTCGCGGCGATGGTGCCGGGGACACAGGGGAAGGACCATGAAATCGTCGTGCGGCACGGTGGCGTGGTGGACCTCAACTCCGAAGCACCCGCAGACCAGGCACGGCAATTGCGCCACGCGGCCCATGTGTTCCACCCCATTTGCCCGCTCGGGGCTGGCGAGGTAGGCGGCTCGCTTCTTGGACACCCTGCGGATGGCCTTGCGTCTCGCCTTGGCAACGGACGGCTGCTTCAGCCCGAGGGGTTCGCGGCGAAAGCTCATCCGGCCACCTCGGGAATGGTCAGCTGCACCCCTTGCCGGGCGTAGAAGGCGGCGAATGCGTCGAGATAGGCAGTCTTCTGCTTGGTCGTCATCAAGCGCGTGACGGGGAAGTCCAATGGTTCCATCATCATTTCCAGCTTCTCTGCGTAGCTGTGGGGCTTGATCAGGCGGTCGTATTTTTCGCGGAATTCCGGGTGTTCACCGCGCATGATCGGCACCCCAAAGCGCAGCTTGGCATCGCCCCGGACTTCCTCCGCCGTGCGGTCGCCAAGCTGTTCCGCAACCTCCTGGCACCACTTCCGCTGGAGGCGGTTCTGGTCGGTAGAGCGGTGCGCGCCAGACGCTATGGAGACGGTCACGGGAAGCTTGCGGGACTTCAGCAGCCCGGCCAGCATCTGTATGTCCAACGGGGTCTTGATCACGCGTTGGGTCATCCCGCCCCTCCCATCACGCCGAACCGCTCGCGCCAGACGCGATCCACAAGCGCGCGATGCTCCCGCCCGATGGCCTTGGTCGCAGCGTCAACGCAGGCGTCGCCGGTCAGCCCTTGGGCCAGCGCCTCGCGCAGCTGCTGGTGCGCGGCGTCCTCCATCTGGCGGGTGAAGCGGGTCATTCGGCTGCGATCCTGTCCAGAGAAGCCTCGGCCTTCTCGAACTCCTTCTTGAGCGACAAGGCGTCATTGGGCTGGGCTGCCCAGAACTCCCGCAGGCCATCTTCGTTGCGGACGCGAAACTTGTGTGCCTCTTCGGGGCTCGCCGCTTGCAGGAATTCCATCACCCGGTCGGCGACCGACCCCAGCGGAACCTTCTCCAGCTTCCCGGCATCATCGAAGACCATCAGGATGCCACGACCGCCCGTCTTGGCTTCGCGCTCGGCCCGTTCATAGGCGGCGAGGGCCTCGCTGGCGCTCTCGCTCGCGGTCGTGCGGTCCATCTCCTCCTCGGAATAGACCCCACCGAACGTTTCCGGCCACCCGGCCCGCAGGGCTTGGCTTTCAGCGCACTTGGTGATCATGACCACCGGCATCTTCGCCCAGTTGCCAGAGGCATCCAGGGTCTTCCTGCCGGTCGGCTTGCGCTTCCGGGCCTCCTCGTCAAAGGCCCATTCGTCAGACACCGGGGCGAACTCGTCCCAGTAGGCCTCACCGATGACAGGATACCAGTCGCCGCGCGGATCGCGCTTCCAGAGCCTCACCGTAGCGCTGACGATACCCTTTGGGTTGGTGGGGCCAATCAGCGCAGCGTCGGTAACGATCTGGGCCGGTTCGCTCGCGGGGCGATAGTCGCCGCAGCGGTGCGCCAGAACACGAAGACCATCCCGCGAGACGATGATGGACTGCTTCCGCTTGTCCGCGTTGTCCTTGGAATAGATGATCGAGAAAATCTGCTTGCGGAACGGGTCCAGCCCGTAGGCCTTACAAGCCTCCATGAACAGGCTGAATTCTTGGGCATTGGAGTCCCGCGCAACCGTGTCCTTGATGACCTTGAGTTGCGGGGCGGTAAACGCGATCATGTCGCCCATTCTCAAACCCTCCTGATTTGCAGCGAGACGCCGCCATTGTCCAAGGTGACGCCGGGGATGATTTCCCCAGCCTTCACAGCTTCATTGATCGCAGCCTTGTCGATCACTGGGGCCGGGGTCCGATAGAACCGCGACGGCACAAGGCTCTCATCGGACACGACGGGCTTTGGCGGCGTCCGTTTGACAGTGATGGTCGCCGTGGGACGCCTCGCTGTCGGAAGATCGGCGATCAGCATCGCTTGTTCGATCAGCGCTCGGATGCGATTCTGGCGGTCGCTGAACTTGCCAGACCGGGCCTCATAGACCTTGATCTGGGCCTCGCACCCCGCCACTATCGCGGCGCACTCGTCCATTTCTGCGACAGCAACATCAATGGCTTCCATGATGTTGGTTGACCCCTCGGTCATGTCATGAATCAGGTCTTCATCGTCGCTTTGCAGGCTTACGATCAGCGACTTCGCCGCATCGGCCTCTCTGCGAAGTGTGTCTGCTACTGCATCCATCATCATTCTCCTTGGACAGGGTTGGTTGCAGGGGGTTCTGGCGCGCCCCGCGCCCCGGCTCGCGGTCGTCCGGGGGAAAGGAGAACCCCAGCGCCAGATGGACGGAATTCAAGTGCCCCGCCGCCCGGGGCAACCACGCTTCCGGCGGCGGGGCGGAACAGGCCATCGGTAGGCCCCTGGTCCTTTGCGCAATCGGGCATCCCGGTGCCGCCGGGCCGGATACCGGCTTGTGCCGGGATGGGGGTGAGGGTCATAGCTGGAACCCCTCCTGAACCGGGGCTGTCCGCGTTTCCGGGATCAGCAGGTCGGGCTGGCGGGCGGCCTCATCAACGCGGCGGCAGGCCACGTCGAAATAGTCCGGGTCCAGTTCGATCCCGGTCCCCTGCCGCCCCATTCGCTGGCAGGCGACAAGGGTGGTGCCGCTGCCCATGAAGGGGTCGAGGATGGTCTTGGCGTCGGGAAGGAAGCCGAGGCACCATTCCATCAGGGCGACGGGCTTCTGGGTGGGGTGGACGCGGTGCTTTTCCTTCGCACTCAGCCCAGAACCGTTGTATGTGAATTGCTTGACGGAGTCGCCCGGCAGAGTCGTCCACGCCATTTCGCCATCTGAGAATGAAGGCATGGTCTGGCATTTATCCCAGAACAACCACTTTCCAGAGACAGGAACCATGTCGGTGAAATAGTTCCCACCCCAGACGATGTGCCTCTCCGAAATAGAGAGGATGAACGCAAAGATCGCCGGATCAGGACGCGCGCGGTCCCAGCCACCAGCATATTCTCGTGG